TAATCCAGGAATAATAATAATGGCCTTAGCCAACCAACTTACAAACTCCACAGTATTATAATCGGTCCAGTACTCTCGAGTGAACCACATGCCATAACACTCTTTGATTTTGTCCCAGCCAATGTGGCTATAGCTAATAACAATTAATACTGTCCACACACCAACTGCAAAAGTTATCTGTTCAATGGTCATTTTGTCTGCGCTAATAAAATATAGTTGTAAGTGGCCAGGCCAGAATTCACTGTGATCATGGCCGCTCCATCATCACTGATATGGAATTTTTTATCGCCGACTAGATCTAAAATACTGATCACAGTCTTGATAGGCCACGACCATGTGCGCTTGAGTGTGCCACCAACACTGGGTTCGAATACAAAATTACCAGCGTGAGTACTATGATCACCAAAGTAAAACTTTAGATCACCATTTTCAGTCTTGGTCTGGAAGTTGACTTCTTCGGCCATGGCCTGTGCCTGCATCTTTAATCGCTGTATAGCAGCCACCGTTGGAGTAAATTCCACATGCCACGGAACTCCTTTGAATGTCACAGTCTTGAGTTTGCCATTCACTAATGCACCTGACATGAATCTATAACTGTTTTTAAAGTCGCCTGTGGCATTTTGGAACTCAACACCATCTGGCTCTCCAGTGGAATTCTTGGTCAATCGTAATACTGCATTTTCTCGATACTCTTGCAGGTTCAACATGATCTTGAGTTTGCTCAAGTTAGGCATACCAAATGTGCCCATAAAATCTGCTACTGGCGCGGCAAATTCTGCTTTTACTACTACACTACGATCTTCAGCAACAGCGTCGATTGCAGTTTCCGTATCGGTTCCAATAATTCTAACTAGGTCGATGCAACCTAGGTCCAGCGTGTGTTCTACTAAGTCTAGTAAGTGATCTCTCATTGTAATTCTCCTTGATATGTTATTGTATACGAGTTATTTAGATTTTGCAACGGTCTTTGGTAATATTTTTGCCTGGGTTTGACCACCACGCAACGAAGTCAATGTTCCAGGTTTCTTGAGTTCTATCCATGACATAGGACTATCTTGATTACTATAAAAAAATGTAATGGTGTAATTTAAACGTTCAGCCAGGTGTTTTATCAATGTAGCCCTGTTATAGCAGGCATAATTGTTTTCCACTAATTTTAATCCTGCTAGACGTTCACAATCATTAAAAGTCATGATCACAGTTCCGCCTGGCAAGAGCTTTTGATAAATTTCAACCAGATACTTTTCAATCATTTCAAAAGGTCTAAAATCAAAATAATGATACGCCAAACAAACTCCAAACTGTGAGTTGGGTATTTTTTCTAATATCTCATGATCAAACGATTCTTCGATTACATAATTGCGTAACCGTCTGCGATACACTTCGTCATACTCCGACAAGTCCACTAAGTTCAAAAGGTCATGACTTTCATCAATAAGATATAACGGATCATTGCCAACCATGTACTGCATAAACGGATTTTCTCCTGGATGTATGATCATGCCGGGATATTTCCAGTTACTATGCATCATCACACGAGCAACAAATAAAGTTTCGACGTCAGATTCGAGTTGGAATCTTCTATTCCGCATTTGATTAGGAAACTCTGGATGTTGGCTTAATACCATTTCTCCGCGATGCCATTGAGAACTGCGATGGAACCAGGCTTTTTCTTCTTCCTCGACACGAGTTTTTATCTGTTCTTTTAATGTATCGAGTATCTGTTCAAAATCTGCAAACGCCGAAAGTATTTCATGTTGTTTGATTTGTAAAAGATCAGTATTGATAGTGCCCATTGATCGTTGTGCAATAGCCATTACCCGTAGCAAATCTTGCAAGGAATTATTGTGTGTGTCAACAGTTGAAACTGTTTGCAGTTGTTCCCAGAAAAGTACAAGTTCTCTAAATGTCATTATGACCAGTCAAATAAAGTTTGGAATGTGTTTTCAGTATTGGTAGCACTGGCTAGATCCCAATCCAACACATTCAACAAGTTGTCGATCTTTTGATCTACCACTGTGGCTTCCATCTCTGAATCATCAAATGGCAAGTCCTTGAACCATTGTGGTAAGTGTATTTCATCTGTAGGATAGCCAATTGATGTCCATCCTAGCGGATTGTTCTTGAGTTTACACACGATAGTCTTCATGCCATCTACGATCTGTAGGCTGTACTTGTCACTGTTCATGGTTCGTAGATTGTTCCAGTTCAAGGCCGCTCGCACATGACCTGGCATGTTGGCTCGACCCTGACGTTCTTCTTCTTTGCCATACTTGGTCAAGTTATTCACACGCTTGGGACTTCCTTTTTCCCAACCGGGTCTGTCCTTGAACAAGTATTTAAACTCACGGATCTTTTCAATGATTTGATCACGAGTAGAACCTGTTAGCACATCGTCCAGTATTTCACTTAGGAATTCTTGTATGACCTTGGGCGTGTCTGATCGCTTGAGATCCAGGCCCATGGCCTTGACCTTTCCGGGCTTGCCGTTGACATCTATGCGCTTGCCTTCCTTGTCAATGATCATGACAGCATAGCGTTTCTTGGTAATGAACAGGCCTTTGCTGGCCACTACTTCTCTACCACCGCGGATTACAGAACCTATTTCTCTTGGTACATGGAACGCCTGTTCCATAAAGCCTGGAAAGCTGTCGTTGACTTGATCGGCAATGCTATCATATAACTGTATGGCAATTTCTTTTGACCATGTCATGGTCCCCGCATCTATCTCGGATTTAAGAACAGGATAGGCTGTAAAGTAACAGGAGTCAGTGTCACCATAAATGATTGCGTCGCCTACATGATCGTACTTGCCAGTGATGCATTCATTTACATAAGCATCCATGTGCCGGGCAATCGCACGACCCGTAAGAGTTGTGCTTTGTCCAATACGCTTGTCAAAAAACCTGCACCCAGGGTTAAGAATAGCACCGTAAAGGCTATTAAGATTAATCTTTTTAACGAGCTGTCGTTTGTCCCAGTATTCTTCATCATCTTTGTTTGTACAATCCTTTAGTCGGGCCTGCATTTCTTTACGTTCAGCATACCAGCGTTTGAGCAGGCCGGGTATCACGGCTTCACGTTCATAGGTGAATATTGTGCCGTTGGCAGTAATCATCCAAGGTTGGTTACTATCAAATATCATCTTCCATACTTCGGCGGCACTGTGAACAGTTTCCGCTCCATCCGACCAGTCTATGGTGATTTCAGTGCCACGTTGTTGTTCCATGACTGCGGTATATTCCAGACTTCCAAACAGGCCTTCCCACGCGGCGGCAAAGCTGGCACCGCCACGCATCTTGTCTGAGATATACCGATCGGTCATTGTTTGACGTAGTTGTCCAATGATTGTTTCTGGCCCCATGTTAAGAGCACGGATCGCTGACGGATACAGACTGTTGATGTCGATTGACCCAATATATTCGTGGATACCTTTTTTAGGGTAAGCAACATAGGCACCTGCGGCTTGTGTATCTTCATCTGAAAGCCTTTCTTTACGGTTAGGAACTACCATACCACGTTCATGTGCTTCATTGATAATTGCTTGTTCAGTCAAGGCCACAGCACCCATAGTGGTCTGTAGCAATACTGTATTTTCATGTGCCAAGATATTGGCCAAGTCCAAAAACTTCAATTTGTTGTCCAGCTTGGCCAGGATCATGGTGTCCTGTCTGTTGTACTCGATGAATCGCTTGAAGTTTTGATTGTAAAGTTGATCTAGTGTGCCTTCGAACACAGTTTTGGTTTCACCCAGTTCGTATTCGGCAATGGCATCCAGGCTATAACTGTGGCGTTCTTCGTATGTGTACTTGCGATACAGTTGCATATAGTCCATGTGTACACGACCGATCAGGTCATAGGTTTGATTTTCTGCACCAAAGCGTTCAAACATGCGCTGTTTAGGAAACTGGTCCCATAGACAAAACCTGCGTGTGTCATCTTTGCTTAGTACACGAGTCACACGATTCACAGTATACGGAATATCGAATCCTTCGCTGTTCCAGCCACTAAGTGCGTCAGCATCTTCTATTAGATCCAGGAAAGTCTTTAACAGATCTTCTTCACGTTCAAAAATCATGGTGTTTTCAAACTCACCAGCGATCTCTTCAGCAGACTCGGGACTCATGTGCTTGGGCGGAACGACCAAGGTAACCATCTGCTCCAGCCAACCTAGATACACACTTATGGCTGTAATGGCATTGAATGGATCCGCGGGCGGACTGAATCCACGTTCAGGATCAAAGTCCACTTCGATGTCGAAGAATGCCACATTCAGTTTAGGTGCGTCTTGGCCTTTGTAGTTTTCTTCTAAGCATCTAAAGATTGGATTGATGTCGCTTTCAAACAGGCATTTTCCGCTTTGGATACGCATTTCCTTGCGGAACTCTTTGTTGTTTCTTGTGCTGAATCTGGCCACAGGTGTGCCAAAAATACTCTGGAACTTGCCCCTAGGGTCATCATAGTAAAAGATATAGTTGGCTGGATATTCGCAATATTGCCTTTGGCCATCCCGCCGTTCAACTATGTGTATGCGATCGTGTTCACGATCAAACAGTGCGTCAATGTAACTCAAAAGTTTCTCCGTTTATGGCCGGTTGACCATGATTCATGCTCGTGTGTGAGCGACTCATAATACTACTTATAATGTTTTGCCAACTGTGGTCAAGATTTGTTCAAGCACTTCATGATCCTGTTGGGCACGACCAAATTCGGCCTTGTGTGCTAGTTTGATAGCTCGTTTAAGGATGGCTGGCTTGATTTCTAGTTCTTCGGCAATGGCCTTGATAGTATCGTTCAAGCCTTCAGCGAGTGTTTCAAGCTCATGAGTGACCTGCATACCTTCGTTGATGATTTGTGTTAGTTTGGTTGTTTGTTCTGCGGTAAAGACACGGTTTGACATAAAGTTCTCCTAGTGAATAAACTTTATTATACAGGAATAATCGACAATAATCAACTATTCCTGTCAGACAGTTTGCCTAAACTGTTTCTGAATCAGATGACTGCTTGCCCCAATCAACGCGATTCCAGGCACGTTCATGGAAATAATACAAAATACTATTGACTATCAAGGCAAAACTGACAACTCCTAGTCCAACCATCCAACTTCCACTGGCCAACCAACCACCGACGAAATTGGTAATAGTAACCAAAATACGCCAGGTTACTACCTTGCCAAGGCTACGCACAGCTTTTTCTAACCATTTAGATTGAAACATTTTTTTTCCTTTAAAAAGTTAATACTAAGTATTGACATGAAAAGAGCAGTTCTTTGTGTTAAAAATCCTCAAAATTATATCAATGACTTGAATAATTACAGCATCATGATTGTCAACCCCGACAGTACATCGGCGCGACTGGATTATTTATTGACCAAATCAGACTACAGTTTATTAATCACTGACCAGACCACTGTTGAACGCAATGGGCAAGATTATCCTGGAGAACGGATTTACGCTTACACTTCTGGTACTACTGGAGACAGTAAATTTTATTCATTCTCCCAGACACAAGTTGATCACTGTGTGAACGAAATCGTTCAGGCATATGAACTCACAGCCAATGATCGATATGTAAGCATAATGCCATTATGGCATGCGCATGGTCAGGCATTTTATTGGGCTGCTCAACAGATTGGTTGCGAAACACATTTTTTATCTGTGACCAATCTTAGAAACATGCCCAGTTACAGTCCTACTTTTATCACTGCTATTCCTGATGTGTTAAAGACAGTTGGGCAATTGGCATTTGATAGTCTGCGTTTTGTACGGAGCGCCAGTTCGGCCATGCCCGATTGGTTGTTTCGAGAACTTCAAGCTCGATTCCAGATTCCCATAATTGAAGCATTTGGAATGACTGAAGCATATAGCCATTGTTTTACTAATCCCTTACACGGTGAGCAACGCATGGGCACAGTGGGACTACCTTCGGGCATTGAAGCCCGCATCGACAATCAACATTTGATGATCCGCGGACCCGGAGTATGGACAAATGACTGGATTGACACTGGTGATTTGGCCGCACAAGACGACCATGGCTATTATCGCATACTAGGCCGTAGCGTTGATCAATTAAACATCAAAGGAAAAAAATTCAATCCTATCAGTTTAGAATCACAGTTGTTAAAACACGTCGCTACTCTCAAGGAATGTGTCATATTTGGAGACCACAAACTTAACTGTTTGTATGTGGGTGATTGTGAGCCCGAGCAAATACAGCAGTTTTTACTTGGACTGGATCCGCATCTAAGACCCGCAGTATTGAACCGGGTTGATGCAATACCCACGGTATATCCTGGCAAAATTTCCCGGAGCTTTTTAAAACAACAATTCAACTCCAAATGACCCAATACGTTTTCCAATCAAGATATCCCATCCTAGAAGCCTGTATGAATCGTGGCAGTACACTAGAATTGGCTGTGGCAGTACATGCAGCAGGCGGCTATCCTAGCCTGTGTTCGTGGACATACAATGGGCA